GAAACTCGCCCGATTCTGCAAACTTGCCATTCACAATGTTACGATAGCCAGCGACGAATGCTACTCGATGATTAAGAAAATCCTCAGAGTATGTATCCAATCGACCTTTAATTAGTGTTGTCTGAGACGGGATAATCATGAGCCAGTAACCGATGCACTTGTCGCACTTTCATCAAGATCCATTGCCTCTCTCTGCTGCTTCGCCGTAATAGCTTGGAGAAATGCTTTAGCAATGGTAGTCACATCCCCTCCGAGTTTAGCCGTTGTCACACTTCCATCAGCCGGGACCGGCTCAGGGTCATACGTCATAAGATTCTCCAATGCGTCGTAAGGGCACCCAATGTTCTTGTCTGATCTTTAACAGTCAAGGCAATAGCTGAAGCGTCGTTAATCAGCTCCCCATTTGTACCTTGCACAGATACTGTATTTGCTGCTGCTACTTTCACTACAACTGCCTGCTTACCCCGTACTGTTGAGAGTAATGGAAGAGTAATAGTAACGTCATTAAGTGTTGAGTCAGCAAGGATTACTGTAATCCCTTCCGATAAGAACACAGCATTAGATGCCTCTACGTTAAGCTCAATAGCAACTGTTCTCCGCAGCAATACCCTTCGCATTTCCTCAATCCGATCAAGCACATAGCGCCATACTTTGGGGCTAAAGCTTTGGCCAACGCCAATTGGTGTTTCAATCACAGTGTACCTCTGCGACGCGAGCGAAAGAGTCCAGAGAAGCTACCATGACCTAGCTTAAAATCAACGTTAGTCCATCGCAGCTCTCCGCCCACACCCCGCCCAGTGAAATTAAAGCCTAGCTCTTTACCATCAATAGCATTAAGAGCAGGAAGTGTGCGCGTTCCTGCAAGTGTCATACTCCCGTTGTTGTTTGGGAAGTATACACTAAGATCAAACTCAACTGGTGCATCAGCTCGAATAAAGAAACGTTTTGTTGTGAAGAAGCTATTTACATATGGGGTATCCCGACGAAGGAAGCCATACTTACCTACGACAGATGCTCCACCAAGGTATGTATTTTCCGCGAACGATGTTACAGCAAGCTGTGATGCGCGAGAGAACAATAGTTCTTGCGCCCCGGCCTGCGATGCAAAGTCATTCCAGGTACCCACAGCATCATCCCAGATTCCAGTTGCTGCGTTCCACGTTGTGCCTTGAGACAACTGACTGTAGGATGCTGCATACTCAATCACAGATGAATAGCGCAACCACCTGTTGCTGCGCAAAGAAAATGCCCAACTGCCTGTGCTTGTAAACAGCCAGTACTGCTGCGTAACAGAATCATACACCGCAGAGTATTGACTGAGATTATCAAGATTCACAGGAAGCAAGACATCGTTCACTGGGCTACTAACCAATGACGACTGGTTACCATCAAAGACTTTAACGCCAACTTCGCTGAGGTACATTACACCAATGGGTGTCAGCTTTGCAGTTTTCTCAGAGACGCAACCATCACCCGTAACCCGTGGCTGAAAATCAACCGGGCGAAACGGATCACCTGTACGTAGCCCAACCCAAATTGACTTACGACAAAGGATGCCAAGCACATCAAAAGAGAGTGGACGAAACGCTACAATCGCGTCATCTTCTGCGTTGTTAGAAATTAGGAGTTCAGCGCCAGACCCAAGCCCAAGCCAATCTGTTGTAAAGCCACTAGCCCCACTCCAATAGACTCCAAGTGCTTGGTAGTTGCTAGACACAACTGGACCACCTACAAGAACACGGCCCGCAAAGTTGGCAAGTGTCTTACCAGGTGGTGCATTAGGTATCAATGACAAGCCTGGGCCTGTGGCAAACAGCCGAGTGTAGATTCCAGTTCCGCCGTTCGTACATAAAAAATCATCACCATTAGTAATCCCAACCCAGCTACCGCCTAAAGGTAGTGATACGTCTGCCCAGATTGTATCGCCAGTCCCTTTGATCCCTACAAAAGGAGGATCGAAGAGAACCAGCTCGCTAGTAAAATCAAGAGAAGGATGAACAAGCATACCACGAATAACACGCCCAGACATTGTCTCAACCACTTCATGACCCGGCGCCCTCCGCAGTTTATCATTAGTAACGAATACCACATCTTCTGCGTTCTGAGTAAACTGAGGCTCAGTCTGCTGCTCTGCCGATTGGTAGTTAAGACCTCCAGCAAACGACGGGAATTCAATTTCTTGAAGGTTAAGTTGCTGTCCTGTCTCTTGTGTTTGCTGCCCACCAATTCCTACATTTTTTTGTGCGTCGCGGTTGATCGCCTGAAGCATCCCATTAGTGACACTCATAGCACTGTTTGCAGAAGAATCTTGTACGATACGCCTGCAACCCTCACAAGTGCGTACAACGGCGCGTTATTGTTCAGTGGTGCAACGCCAGACATAGAATCAAGACCATTGGGCAGATCCATAAAAAAGCCGGCGAATTGGTCTATGCTTAAACTATTTCCACTAAGAACAAGATTCTGCGCTGTTATTGCAAGCGTTGCGGTACCTGCACTGCCAGCCGAGCCCGTGATATTACCCGTGATTGTACCGCCAACAATTAGATTAGTGATCGTAAGGTTTGTAATCGTCGCGGGGATACGAGCTAAGGGAATAACGCCAGTAGATAAATTGGCAGCATTAAGGTCCGTGAGTCCTGCCCCATTACCCACAACCGTAGTCACAGTCAGAGCGCCAATCGTCAGAACAGTAAACGCCGCCAGCTTATCCAACGTCACAGCACCGTCAGCAAGCATTGCAGTAATAACTGTCCCATTTTTGAGCGTAAGCGGATCACTGTTTACATTAGCAAAGGCAGATGCCAATCGCTCGTGGAAATCAACTGACAAAGCGCGAATAGCAGCTGCACCGTCGCTAATCTGATCTGTTCCTGCAGGTGACGCCGTCTGGAGGTTTCTAGTAAACGCCATTAAAGTCTCCGATTGCTTATGCGCTTCTCTCTGTCACTGTTCACTGGAACCATTCGGCTTACTTGCCCCTCATTCTGCTTAGCCGCATACGACGGTCGCGAACGCATGAAGGCAATAAATTCATTTTGTGCTTGAATCGCAAAGCCATACTCCTGCAAACCACTGTGAGCTTTAGCCGTTGAGGCGAGCAAAAGCCCTTCAATCATTTCTCGGGGAAGTCTTGGATAGTCTGCGTCATCCACAAGCAAGCCAGGTCGCATCCGAAACTCTGCAACTACTAGATAATTCTTATCGGGAATAGGGTGTACTGCAACCATATACTCAGCATGGGGCGCCCACACCTTGGGGCAAGAGTTTTCAGGAGAGTAAGGCAATCTCCGAAACTCTCGCATTTCAATCTTCGACATTGACTCGCCTTCAGGATCAAGTGAATCAGTGTCGCGTATTGAAAGGTTGACAATGACTGTGATATCCGTGTTGATCTTATACAACCACGCACCTGTGCTCATTGTAAATTGTTCTGATCCCTCGAGGAAAGGCAAATCAAGCATAGTGCAGATGTCAAGATATGCTTCATTAATCCAGAGATCAAGCTCGCCGTTGGTAAGATCAGTGCGTCCACCAATACGATAAGCAAGGGAAGTACGTAAGCCAGACAAAGAAAGCCAGCCAGACGCTAGCGGCGCTGACTGGCTAGTTTGTAAGACTGCTGTTGCATCAGCATCAACTAATGGTAGATGCGGCATCCGCCCTCCGAACCAGCGTTGCGATAAAGTTATCTCCGACGGAAGTTGCTACGAGCTTCACAGACCTGGGTGACCCAACGAAGGAGTTATCTGTGATAGCTCTTTCAATGAATACATTACCTGCCTGCTCCACTCGTAGCAATACCTCCCCCGAGGTAAAGCCGGATAGTTCAAGATCCCATTCCCCATCGTGTACTGGCACATGAGGACCAATACCTTCACCGATCTTAATAGTCACTCTTGACGCCATGATTACTCCGTTCTTACACGATGTAAGAATAGTTAGAGAACAGTCGCAGGGGACGTTCCAATGTACCAGATTGAGAAATCCAGTGTACCGTTAGGCGTACCATTGGGCGTGTAAGTCCCTCGAGTATCTTCATTACTTGTGGTTGATGCAGCAACAAGCACACCGTTTGTAACAGCCGTACCGCCACTCAATTCAGCTACAATTACTGGAGCATCAGCGGGCAACGAAAGGCCAAGCACCTTACCCGTGCCCATGATAAACGTATTCGTTGTAGCATCAGCCCCAGTCACATATGTCACACTACTAACAACTGCAAACGCCACCGCGCCTGTAAACACCTTAGACGTTGTGCCAGCCGTGACACTCCACGCTTCCGTGATTGGACTGCCATACTCATCCGTGCCTGTAATCACGCCTGATGCCGCTACAACAGCTGACGCATGTGTAACAGTAATCACCACATTCCGAGGCAGGTCTGGCACGCCTCCGGTAAGCGCACCATCAGGCGTAAATGTAACCGTGCCCGCTGCATCGGGAAGTGCAGCAGATGTCTTACTTGTCACATACCCATTAGGATCAACGGCCACAACGTTTGTAAAATCCTGCTGGAAGATAAACGACGGCTTAGCATAAACAAGCGCACCGCCTGGCGCTCTGAGTGGCCCCACGTACAAAGGGGTGGGAGTAACCCCACCACCTCGCATCGGGCCTAAAACTTTGCTTCCCATAGTTACGCCCCCTGAGATGCAAACGTATGATACCAGTCACCAACGCCAACCGAATGACGTTGCTTAATGCGGTGGAACGTAGCATCCCGACCTTCATCGTCCCAGGTCTTGGTGTCAGGGCGCTGTCTCCAGTAGAACCGGAGGTCAATATCTTCTGCTGCGCCGAGCAAAAACCATGCATCCGTGTCAACAAGATACGGCGTGACGATAAGCTCAAGGTTGCTAGACTGAATGGGGTTAATGTCATTCAGGTTGCTACCCGGATAGTTTGACGTCTCGAGAATCTTGCGAGCATTCATCTCATTCTGAGGATGAACAATAAGCTTCCGAGCCATGCTCTCAATCGGCATGCCACGCTCATCCAGAGCAGATCCAAAGATCTGAATAGCTTCCTCAAGCGCGGCAATAGAAAGGTCCGTGCCAATTGCAGGGATGTTGGCGATCAGACCACGAGAGTTATCGCGACCGTTAATAAAATGGTCACTAGCAAACAGTGCTTTGCCATCGCGAGAAGTGTATCGCGACGTCACAAAGCCAAGATTCAGAGGATCATGACCCCAAAGCTCCGTAGTCCAACGGGACGAGCGGCCGAGCATCGATGCCATTTGCATGATGAAGCCGTACTGATCATCGTCGCGAGACTCTTCCGAGAAGGAAATAGCAAGCCCATACGTCTTGTGAGTAAACCGAACAAGGTTCAGCTTCTCAGGACGATCCATCACAGCCAGCTCAAGTTCCTTCTTCTCGGCCAACGGCCCAAGTCCAGTGTGCCCCATGTCCTCTTCGTATGCTCGCGTAGAGGTCTTAAGATTCATGAAGCGCGAGTAAATCTCAGGCTTTTCACGCAACTTCTCGAAGGTGTTCATGTTCAAGCCAGGAGCAAGAAGCTCCGCATATGTTCCGCGTACGGTTGGCATTATCTCTCCGGTCCTTTAAGAAATCTGGATGTTAGCAACAAGGACCCGAACAGCAACGCGCTCACTGGCGCTCGGTCCTGCGAGAACAGTCTTGACGAAGAGCACTCGTGCAGTTCCGCCAGTCTTGCTAAAGTCTACGCGCCAAATTCCGTCAGCACCCTTCGTAACTCCATAGGCCGTCTGCGGTGTTCCAATCGTTCCTACATACTGCGCGGTGAACGTCTGTCCCTCGACAAGCAGACCAATCGCCTCAAACTCCGGAAACTCTTTACGCCCTACCGGATAGAGGGGCCCGCTACCCACGCCCGTTGCAGTCAGCGAGACTGCTGCAATCGAAGCAGGATCAGCACCACACTCTTCGTACTCGCCGCTCCCATTCACGACAAGCAACGAGCCAAGCTCGTATTCTTCTCCGGTCGCCAAGGCCCGCGCAAGGACGGGTGGCACGTGAACCTTTGCGCCATAAAGCTGGAAACTCATTAGATACTCCTAGTCGTCGTCTTCTTCATCTATGTCATCCCCAGCGGAGATAACTCGAGTTTTTACTCCGAGACGCTTGCCACGTTCAAGTACTTCTTCTCCAGCTCGTTGCGTTCGCTGAAGAGCTACTTGTACTTGCGCATTCTTGCGCTCTCGAAACTGCTCCTTATCCGTAGCCATGAGAATAAGGTCGCCGGCAACGATAGTTCCATCGCCTGCATTGTCAACTTCGATCAGAGGAGTAACGCCCGAATCTGTTTTGACAAGGGAATAACCTTTCATTTTTGCTCTAGCCATTTTAACGCTAGAGCGGTTAACCCATCGATACTCTTTCTCAGGGTCAACACTATCAGGATCAAGCCCTAGAACAGTTGACATCGTTTCATAGGCCAACTCCTTTACTTCAATAGGAGGAAGGTTAGCCGGGCTCATCGCGGTGATCCCCCCTGCCAGCTGAGATACTGCGCTTCAGTCATTCCCAACTTCTGTGCTATAGTAGCAGCCTCCGGTGAGAGTCGTCCAGCAGTTGCATCTGTTGTCGACCGTGCAGGTTCCGCGTAGAAAGCTCCCGGCGGAGCAGCATAATAAGGCTTAGCCTCGGGCTTTTGGTTTGCAGGAGGGCGCGGCGTAGCACCAGAAGCAATCGACGCTCCAAGCGCTAGATGATACGCTGATTCCCACGTTACAGCGTTGCTCAAGAACTGCGGGTCAACCTGAGACAAACGATCAAGGACTGCTTTCTCATGCTGTACATATTCAGGATACTTCGCGGCTACTTTGTCTCGAGCTGTTCTTACTGCTGTCTCTCGAGTAGCCTGTATAGTTGGGCCAAGAGCCCGGTTAATCGTATCCTCAACCGATCGTTGTACTGTATCCTGAATGTATTCCTCAGGCTTGGTCCAGAAGCGACCCGTTGGTTGCGCTGAAGTTGCCGGAGCTTGGTCCGTCGGCGCAGCTGCTGCATGATCTTCCTTACGAGCAGGTGCTTGGTTTCGCGTGAGGCGCTCAAGGTGATCTTCACGAAGCGCAGAGTAAATGCGAGCCATCTCGGCCACAGTCTTTCCCTGCATTTCAGAAGGTACACCCTCCCCGGACAAAGGTTGATCAAGTACGCTACCTCCAGTTGGCCTTGCCGGAGCAGGAGCCGCAGCCGCTGCCGCTTCGCCGGGCTTCGGTGCTTCTGCCTTTGGCGGAATCAACTCTGGGGGATAGCTAGAGCCAGGACTATACGCTGGCATTGTTGGGCCTGTCATTACTACCTCTTGAAAAAGTTGTCAAGCATTTCGATTGCGCTTCCTAGAGCTACAATCTTACCTTGGGAGCGATAAATCTCAATGGGTTCCTCAGAAAGGAGGAGCGTTTTGATTACCTCCTGGCGCTGCTCCGCCAATTCCCTGAGGTAAAGCAGGAAGCCCGGATGGTCCTGGAGGGACCGGAGCACCGCCTTGCTGTCCTGCGCCACCTGCTTGTCCCGGATTCCCATTGAGCATTTGCCCTAGTTGCGTCGGATCAAAAACCATGTCATCGGCATCCTGAATCCCGTAGCTATCGAGCACCCGCTTCATCAGGACTGACGAGCTTGCGATCTGAACATACATTGCTTCCTTGAGCTGCTGCGGAAGCTGGGGATTAAGATACTGCATGATAAGTTGAAGTTGCTGCTGACCATGCTGCTGAAGCATTTGCATAATCAACGTGTTGGTGCGGACCTCAACTTCTTTATTCATAGCTGCGCTTGTTGCGCCTACATCAACAATAACATTTGCGCGGATGAGATCAATGGGGAAAGTTAGTACGCGGGTTACAATGGCCCCATCTTGTTCTCCTAGAGCGGTGTAATGTTTTCCACGCTGGTTAAACTGCTGATAGAGTTCGACAACCTTTGTGCCAACGCTACTAAGGCACGGACGAATCTCTCTCATGGTCTGATCAAATCGTTTCCTTCCTTCTCTGAGCTGATTAACAGCCGTCGTAGCTGTAGCATACGAAACATCAGGGCCGTCACCACCTGTTACGAAATCATTAACACCCACACGCTCGCGCATGATTGCCATTGCCATTTGCTCGTCGGGAGCAGTTGACACAAACTGGCCGACAGCAAGAGGAATGGAGCCAATCTCATTAGGACTGTTAACCAAGAGTTTAACGCCCGGAAAAATCGGCGTATCTTGCGTGACACTACCGCCTTTAAGAGCCCAGAACACCGGCATGTTGCGGACAGTTACAGCATCGAGGCGTTGATTGTGAATAGTGGTAACTTCCGCCTGCCCTTGAATTTGCATATGGCCAAGGCCAATGCCATAGAAACGCTTAGGCACACGGACAAAACGAGCCGCATCAAACGGCGGCTTCTGGTTGAAGAATGGGTTGAAGTCATAGCGGACGATGGTGTTAGTGGGAAGGTGAATTGTGATAACACAAGACTCTTCAAGCCCATCCCCGTCAATATCAGCGCGTACCCAGACTTCGTATAGATCAAGCTTAGTGCCTTCATACGGCACATTGTCGTCCATATACTGTTGCATTTGCGTAATAGGGTGCCCACGTGAGCGCGCCCAGCTAGCTGCTAGCTTATCGCTGTTCATGTAGATGCCCATTTGTTCGCGCCGCTTAAACTCAGCCCAAGTGAGAGGGATGTATTGCGCTACCCATAGAGCGTCATCAATGCACGTAGCTCCTGGGTCGATGTAGAAATCCCAGAGAGACACATGCTCAACCGATGGCCGGTCATGCATTGACACGAGATTCTGCCGCTCAAACGGCGCAACCCCTTGTTCGTCGCCCCTTGTCTGCCCCTCACGATACTCATAGACTTTCTGCACCTCTCGACGGTACCGAGTCTTAAGGATACCAGTGCCCATGAGAACTACATCTCTCACGAAGTCCGCTACAGGCTCATAGAGTTCTAGCTCATGATGTTGCGCCCATTCCAAAAACTCCTGGATACGAGGCGCAATCTCTATCATCTCTGGATTACGTGCCTTGACGCTCCAAAGATTCTCATGCTGGTAGAGAAGACTCATAATCCATGCAACAGTTTTGTCAGTATCCGTTGCTACCAACGGGACGACAAGATTACTACACCCTTCGAAGGGAAACTTCTTATTCTCAAATTCAGGTTCTGCGTTATAAGCCATGAGGTATTCAGTCCACTTTACTTCGAGCGGTGCTCTCGCAGATTGCGCGTGTCTAATCTCAGTGGCAAGATCAAGCGCCAGCCGATCTAAAATCTTTGGGTTGTATAAGTCCTCTGGAATCATCTTAGTATCCCGTGTATTTGCTGCGCTGTTTAAGAATCTGACGCACGGCGTTGCGTGAGTTATCTCTTTCTTGTTTGCTAACGCTAGGCCGAAGAAGCTTGACGCAGTAAGCGGCAGCATCTAGGCGGTCCATGAGCTTAATCCCTGGAAATCGCTTGATAGCAGACCTTAGTTCTACTTGCTGCTGAGGTACGAAGTACCGACTCTCTTTGATAATTGGATGGAGAAGCGTACGAATGCGCACCTCTTTGTTCTGATTCTCGGGCTTAACAGAAACAATGACATCAGGAAGATCTTCTTTCTTAAAGCGCTCCTTAAGGAGGAACACAATAACCGCTTGTTGCCCTGCTTCTTCAACGCCAATGGTGCGTGGTCTCCACTTACGATACTCGCGAACAACTACATCAGCTAGTTCACTGGGGTTTGGTCGTCCAGCCCAATTTGCGAGTGAGAAGACAAAGTCGTCGGGTGCTGGTCCGCTTCCGGTGACTGAGATTGCGGCTTCATCCGGCGCTGTAGCCGCTCCGCTATTTGGGTCAACGACCATGACCCTATCCATTTCATCCATCGGGTCCAGTTCATACGTCTCTCCGTTCTCGATCCAGATAACTTTGCCTCTACGATTGAAGTCAAAGGTTCGCAACTTCTGCGAATCAAAGTCAGCCGTAAATTCGCTATTAGGATCGTTAAGGTACTGCGCAGCAAACTGTTCAGGTTTCTTATCCTTCAGCCGCGCAAGGAACTCATAAGTAATCATTTCCGGGAATCGGAGGCTCCCGTCTGGGTTGTAACAAGTGCGATGGAATATGTACAACGAACTACCGTAGGTATCCATCACATCGTCATATAGATCACCTCCCATCCATCTTGTGCCAATCCATCGGATAATAGTCTCGTTTGCCTTAACAACCAATGGTTCGATGTTAGAGTTCCAGCTGATAGCAGCCTGCATCTCAGCCGGAGAACGAAACGCTTTTAGACCAATAAGATCGTCAAGGTTAATGATTGTGAAATGCTTCGACGTTACCGCGCCACCTGTACCAATTGGGAAGAACGTAGGCTCACGATACGAGCCTTTCCTGACAAGCGTAAGGCCTGACTCGCTCCACTTAACGCCAGGGCCAGTCGTTCTCGACGGGATTACGTGAGGCCATAAAAGTTTTACGAGCTCGTTTGTTTCAAGGTACGTCTTAATCTGGCCTACAAATGCAGCGCTATTGTCCCAGACTTCGTTGCCAAACATGATCCTGTGCTCAGGCCACGACAAGGCTCGCCGCATAGAGTCACCCACGGTAATCACAGATGACTTTAGGTGCCCACGAGACATAAGGAACAACTGCCGAAGGAATCTATCACCATCTGGCATACGATCGGTGTCGAGATCAGCCACCCCATCGCTTTCTACAGCACGACAAAGAGGTCGATGAAGCTGCTCGTTGAGGTCCGGCATGCCAAGAATACCCTTGCAGAATACGTAAAGGTCTTTCTCCGCACGAGTCCGCAGCATGCTGAGTGAAGTGCCAGAGAGCCCACTGACTTCCTCCACAAGTTCGGATTCATTCATCCTTTACTTCTTCTTCAATGAGTTCGAAGTCTGCATCTACAATTTCGCTGCTTTCCTCTAGCGCAAGACGTAGGAGATCGGCTTGACCCTTTTCAATGATGACTCTCTTTGTGGTTTCAGTCTTCCTAACGCCAGATGCACCAACACGATCAAGGATTGAGAGCGCCGCCTTCAGACGATGATCATCTCTTCCTGTGCGCATCACATCGACTGTGGTCTCTACCGCCTCTTGACCAGCAGACTTAAGCTGTTCTTCGATATCCCCAGATAGTGTAATACCAAGCTCGGTGTATAGTTCCTGAAGAAGCTTCTGACCAGCTGAGCTACGGAGAACTTCTGTGACCGTTTTAGAATTGAAGTTGAGTGCTGCTCCTATTTCTGTGTTGGTAAACCCGTTGACTTTGAGCTGAAAAATAGGAATGTGCCGTGGAGATAGCTGCTCGTATCGCTGATAAACAGCAGGAACATCTATTGCATCTTGCACAATGCGAGTAATTTCTTCCCAGCGAGTACGCCTTGGTGCTACAGACGAGTCTTCGCTCATGATAGTGCTCCTTCTTCTTACATCAAGTAAGAATAAATAGTGTTACCGTCTCCGCCGGAGGAAGTAAAACCAGGGGTTTGTCTCCGTGGATGCTGCTGGTGGCGGAGGGACGTTGACAGTGATATAGGCTGTTTTAGTTTCAACGTCAGTCCCCGTCGCATTAGAGGCACTTAATGTAACCGTGTAAGTTCCGCTAGATGGGTACGTGTAAACAGGGTTTTGTAGAATGCTTCCGTTGGTATTTCCAAAATCCCAGGACCAAGAAGTTGGCGTATTTGTAGAAGCATCTGTAAACGTCACTTCTAACGGCGCAGCCCCTGACAGCGGCGTCGC